GGGTTTTTCACCCGTCGAGCCATATGGAGAAGAATACTTCGTATGTTCCTCTACTTCCCAAACAAAGCGGAAGTAGATCTTAATTCCAGGAGTTTATCCCTGGTCTTAGGTGGAAGAGGCACCGAGTCATAATAATGTCTTGGGAGAGCAAAGGAATGAAGCATCACTGCTTTATTCTGCAATTTGAAATTTATTGCATAGATATGATATCTACACTACCAAAGAAGAAATTGGACTTACCTAGTAAGTCTGATAAAACAAATCAGATAAACCAATTGAAACAAACTGTCGAGGCAAAATCTTTTCAGAAAATGCTAAGACAGCTTAGATCTTACAAGCAGTTGCTTGCAAACTCTAAGGAACAAATTACACTCATCAACAATTATGTTGTACTCGCACAGCATCTTGTCCGCAACCATGGCTACGGTCATGCGCTTGTTGAACTCAAACACATGCAAAATTTTGTGGCGAGAACGACTTTGGGTCTTAACCCAGAGCCGCTACCTTTCCGCAGAACTAACAATCGGGGATTACCGAAAGTTATTTCATTTGCAGAAAAGTTTGCAAGATCTGATAATGCGAACTGCAAAGGTGTTGTTAATACCTTATTTAGATCGATTGACTTCATAGAAACCACGCCCAAGAAGGACGTTAGTTCTATTACAGCTCCCTTTACAGGGAACTTCACAGAGTTAACTAAATTCTGCAAATACTGCGCCAATTGATCAGGAGTTCCTACGAATGCGAAGCTCGAACAGTTGTCAACACTTCCTATTAGATATCGTCAAGGTCCGAATGGACCTAGCTTTATTACTGGAATAGGCGACTACCTAGCTTTAGGCAATCTCAAAGGACCTATCCTGGCTTTGATAAAATTTACATTTACCCCAGACCTAGTCACCAAGGTGAAAGGTTACTGGAAAGCTATTAATGACTCTGACCTGAAATTATCGGGAATGAAGACTTGTAGACTATCTTTTATCGCTGAAAAGCAATTCAAGACGCGTGTAGTGGCAATCTTTGATTATTGAACACAGGCAGCTTTGCTACCTATTCATAATTGAGCGATGCTTAAACTTAAAGGCATGAATACCTCTATAGCGTACAATCATCAACGAGGACATTCCATTTTACTGGAACGAACCCGAAAGGGATTGTTCGTGGGAACCTCAGATGCTACTACGTGAACAGACAGATTTCCTGTCATACCACAGTTAGCATTGATTAAAAGATCATTCGGTTGAAAACTCATACTCTTGTGATTTGTGTGTGTCCCGCTAAGAGAATTTATTCTTAAAGCTCGTATTGTTAAGTATCTTGTCGGCCAGCCGATGGGAGCTTACTCCTCATGAGCTATTAGTACGTTGGCACACCACGCACTGGTGGAGTACTCCGCAATAGAATGCGGCATTACTTATTTTAGAGAC